AATTGTGTGGTCATGGCTTTTCTTTCCGGTTAGTCCTTCAATGATTTCACGGCGGCTGCGGTCTTTGGCGCTTTCGTAAACTTTCGGCTGGCCTTTGATCCAATCAGCTTTCAATCCCTGGCTCCCGCGCAGGCACCATTCCCGTAAAAACTGCTCTAGCGACCAGTTGAGCTTAGCGGCTTCGTCTTTTGCGGCTTTGATTACCGTTTCGGAAACAACGGCGTTTTTGCGTTTCCGTAGTGCAATCCAATCTTCCCAAACTGTTTCATCGACATCGGGGGGGCGCAACGGAGTTGCGCTATTCCTTTTTCCTGTTCCCTTTCCCTGTTCCCTGTTCCTTTCCTTTCCAGAGGGTAGGACTACCGAATCACTACCGTAGTCGTGTCGTATCTCGCAAAATGCCTTGATTTTGCTAGGTGTTTTCTTATTGATGACTTGATGCTTTTCAAAGTTGACAACTCGACCATAAGTCTTGCCATCAGACCCCGAAAAAAGGTCGATATAACCAATACCGGACAACTCCCGTAGTAGTTCGGTAGTGGTAATTTTGAGTGTGCGGAGTGGGAAAACGTCGGATTCGACCAGCTTCGGATGAGCGTTAAAGTACCCCTCATCATCGCTGTGGTTCAGCAGCCCGACCGCTAGCAAAGCGGCTTCGGCGCTGATTGTTGACAGCTTTTCGTCGCGCCAAAACTCAGGCTTAATGGTTCTTATGCGTGCCATTTTTCGCCTCGTCATTTTTTGGGTTTTCAGGTCTTTCGATTAATCCATCAGCCCAAGCGAAAATCATTTCTTCGTGATAATCATCAACTATTCTGGCAATTTCCCACGCCATCGCTGGTGTTAAAACAACGCTCACTTGTTTTCCAAATTCGAAACTTTTTTGTTTAATTACTAGGCAACCAGCATCGCTAATGTAGGCTTCACAACCTTCAGTATCCTGAAATTTCAACATCGCTTTTCCCCAAAAAAAAAGCACTAGGCGGAACTCTCATCCTTTTGGATGTTGGCGGACTGGCAGGTACCAGCAGAGTTCCGTCTAGTGCTTACCTGTACACGCCGCCAAGCGTGGCTCAATCTTACTAATCTGCGCTGGCCATGTAAAGCCAGATACACCAAATCAACCAGCCCCACCAGGGTGCTTCAGCCCCCAGCAGAATCACAAACCCAGCAATCAGCGCAAATAGCCTCATGCAAACCAATCCGGCTTTAGCACTTGTAGCTGCCAGACCCGCGCCTGCGGCAATCCCTCGCGCTTCCAGTGGGTAATTGCCTGTCTGGTAACGCCCAGCAGCGCAGCCAATGCTGTTGCCGAACCTGCAAGTTTTATGGCTTTTTCGGTATCCATGCGCGGATTGTAAATTATTTTTGAGATTCTGTAAAAAATACTTTACCCAACCGCAAATTTGCTTTACTATTCAATCCATGCCGTCACCCGACGGTCTTTTTAGGGGGCAATATGCGCTACACAGCAGAACTCTACGACGACGAAGATATGCGCCCACACTGGTGCGTAGTCGAGTGGGAACAAACCGGCGAGTATTCAACCGGCAAGACCATCGAACGCTGCACTTGCCAGTGGGAAGCAGAATCACTCGCCCAGGCTTACCAACTAATTCACGCGCTTACACACTAATCCCTCACGGGTCTTTTAAGGAGCTTTTATGTTCATTGACTTTGTTATTCTCCCTTCCGATTTCAACGACACCACGATCACCTTCGTGGCCGAAACCGACGCAGCTAAAGCCCGTTTTGGCGGCGCAATTGCTGCGCAAGTCCGCAAGTCAGCAGCTCCCGACTACGCCGATCAGCTTGAAGCTGAAGGCTTCACGGTGCGCACAGCATGAACCGCGAACCTTCCGACCTCGTTCTGGCACTGGCGGCAGTCTGCGCTGGTGCCGTTTTGTACGCCCTGCTGTGGGTCGCAATGGCGATCTTCTAATGGCTGGCTTAATTAAATTCTTTGACGCGCTGGCACTGATCCCGATGTTCATCTTGGGATTCGTGCTGGTCGCGGCGCTAGGCGAAAAGCCCGAACCACCCGTAGTTGAAGCAGCCGCAGTAGAAACACCAGCAGTAGTAAAAACAGCATTACCAGCAACACCGGCACCACCCGCAATGCTTGCAGTACCAATTGAAAATGCAGCCTTAATTGTTGAACCATCGCCCGAAGTTGGGCAGACAGTTATGGGTCAACCAAACAAAGAGGACTCTTATGGAAACCTTCAGTAAAGTAGCAGCAGCGTTTGTCAAAGCCCAGCGCGAATTCGGCCCTGCGCTTAAATCGCACACCAACCCGCACTTCCGGTCGCGTTACGCCGATCTGTCAGCTTGCGTCGAAGCAGTCATTGACGCGCTAAACGCCAACGGCATCGCCATGACCCAGCGCACCAGCATTTGCGACAACGGCATCATCATCGAAACCGTGTTTATCCATGAAAGCGGCGAAGTGCTGAACTGCGGCCAGCTTCACGTTCCCGCCAGCAAGCACGACCCGCAAGGCTACGGCTCGGCGCTGACCTATGCCAGAAGATACAGCCTGATGGCTGCCTGCGGCATTGCGCCTGAAGATGACGATGGCCAGGCTGCCAGCCGCCGCAAACCGCTGCCCGACATTACCGACCACTTAAGCGCCATCGAAGCCAGCGCTAATAGCGACGAGCTGGCGGTCGTATTCAAGGCGGCAATTGAGGCTTGCGGCGAACATCAGGAATTGCAGGCTAAGGTAATCGCAGCAAAGAAAACCCGTGTCGAACGCGCTAAAAAGGAAATGGCAAATGAAAAACAAGGAAATTAAAGCCCTCGAAAAGGAGTTCAACGACACCGTCGAACGGGGCCGCGAGTTGTGGGATCAACTCCAGCCACTAGCAAAGCGGTGCAACGAAATCCTAGATACGTTGCGCAGCAACAAAGTGGAATTTGACGAAATCGCGCTGCTCTTTGGCGGCGAATTACAAATTGAAACCGCAGGCAACGATGAGGATAACTACTAATGGACGAGCAACGCACAGAAGATTGGTTCCAGCAACGCCTGGGCAAAGTGACCGCCAGCAGCTTGCACAAAGTGCTGGCGCGGACTAAGACCGGCTACGGCGCAGACCGCGCTAATTACCTGACCCAGCTTGTGCTAGAGCGCTTAACCGGCACCAAAGCCGAAGGCTACGTCAACGCCGCAATGCAGTGGGGCATCGATCAAGAACCCTTCGCACGGGCGGCTTACGAAGCCTCTAAGGGCGTTTTAGTGGATGAAGTGGGTTTCATACCGCACCCGACCATTGAAGCCTCTGGTGCCTCGCCTGACGGCTTGGTGGGCGTTGACGGCATGGTCGAGATTAAATGCCCTGACAGCAAGACCGCGCTTGAGTGCTGGCTGTCAGCCGATCCGGTGGAATCTAAGTATTTCGCGCAAATGCAGTGGCAAATGGCCTGCGCTGGGCGGCTGTGGTGCGACTACGTTGTATTCGACCCTCGGATGCCTGCCAAAGCCCAGCTCTTTGTTCACCGCGTTATGCGCGACGAACAATGGATCAAGGAAACCGAAGTCGAAGTTAAAAAGTTTTTGGCTGAAGTCGATGCCAAAGTTGCAGCACTACTGAAAAAACTAGGAGAGTGAAATGTCGAAAGTCATCAAAGAAATTAGCTGCATCGTCGGAACCTACACCAACGCGCAAGGCCAGCAGAAAAACCGCTACCAGCGGATCGGCTCGGTCATTGCCACGCGTAACGGCGAAATGCTCAAACTTGATGTCATACCGCTGAAGGAAGGTGGCTGGGACGGCTGGGCATATATGAACGACCCAAAGCCCAAAGAAGGATTGACAGTGCCACAGCGTCAGCCGGTGGATTTTGACGATGACATTCCGGATTTCAACTAATGAACGCCGCTAACTTCGACAAGTCGGATCGGCTCCAGCGGGTGTACAAACTGCTCAAAAAGGGCGGCGAGTACACCACACTGGAAATTATCCAACGCGCAGGGGTCTGCGCAGTCAACAGTATTATTTCTGAGCTGCGCCAGCAGGGGTATCAAATAACCTGCCAGCGCCGTGCGGATAAGTGGTTCTACCGCTTAGTCAGCTAACTCAAAGTGCGGCCCGTCGATGAATACGCGACGGCCTTGTGAGCGGCGCAGCGCGATGTAAGAATCCTGCGCCGCTTGCATGGTGCCTGACCATTTTGTGATGTCTAGCACCGACCAAGCGCCACCCCATCGAATCGGCACGCCGATTTCAATAGCTGCGACTTTTACCGCGTCGGCAATGTCATCGTACAGATTAAGCTCCCAGCTTGGCCTAGTGCCGATGTACGCCATCAAGTCCACCGCCCGACCATCCAAGTGCTTGCTCTGCATGGTCTGGCTGGCACCTTTAGCGACCAGTTCCTTTTGCCGCGCTTGAGTGCGAACGCCCTCAATGACCGCAAAATCAATTTTGCTGATCGTAATTGCGCGGTAAACGACTTCGACTAATTGCTGGTTGACCCCCGTCAGCATCTTGATGCTGCGGGGCGATAACTTAAAACTCATCCCTTAGTCACCACCCCAATCAGACCCGCCACAGCCAGCCCTGCGCTAACAATCGCTTCCGACAACGCCGGTGCCAATGGCACGCCCATCGCGGTCAACAGCAGGGTAATACCGCGCCAGGTGGACGGTTCTCTTGCGCGATCAAGAATGTAATCTTTCATGGTTACCCCTTTCAATGTTTACCAAAAAACGACATAACATAACCAGCGGCGGCGGACGCTGCCGAAACAATAGACATACCAACCCAGAACCCACCGCGCCCTTGATTGGCTAAAGCAACCAAGTGTTCAAGCTGGTTTTCCATTTTGTCCATTTTCTTGTCCATTTGGTCAAACCGGCGCTCGTAGTCTTGGACCTTTTGCCAAAGCACGCCGTATTTGACTGGATCAATTTGCTCATTCATTTCAGTATTATGCGTGTAATTATTTATCGATTGGGTTGCCCTAAGTTCATTACATCCCGCAAATAAAACAAATCTTCCGGCTTAATTTCTTGGCTTGTTTTAAGCAAATCCGACAACGCCAAAGCTCCAGCAGGACTTACACCCAATCTGCGGCTAATATCAGCAACAGGTCTTGCTGCCCTGCCACCGGCATAAGCAACTTCGCCAACTACTCGTGGCGTTTGAAATGGGATACTTGCTAGATATGCAGGATTATACAAACCCCCTAGCATAGTCAATGCTTCTACGCCGCCAGCCAGACCGCGTGCGGTGGGTGAACTTAAAGATTGTCCAGCCAATGCGCTGATAAATGGTTTACCACCCTCGGCTTCTAATGTTTGCGCTAAATTTAGCCGGTTGCCATAATTTGTGTAAACATTATTTCGATTCAAACTTTGCAACTTGCGCATAGCGGTATCTGCCGATGCGCGATTACCTAAAGACAAAGCCCGTTCTATCTCTTTAATTTGATCTGACGCTTCTGCGTAATCACGCATAACCTCAGCATACTTTGGTGCTTGTTTTGAAATTGTGGCTTTTGTTGCATTGTAAATATCATTGCCAATCCGCAATGAATTGCGTTCATCAATAGGAACAGAATCAACAATTGCGCCAATCTTTTGTTTTAACGCATCCAATCCTTCAGGCGTGTGATAGTCCGCAGGATTTTCTTTTTTCCAATCTGCTATTTCACTTTCAATTTTGTCATAGAAAGTTTTTGCTCTTTCGTCTTTAACTTTGCCTTTGAATTCAATTTGTGCTTTAGCGTTTGCAAGTGCTTTGTCAATATCGTTAAAGTCTAAAACGGTTTTATCAGCACTAATGTCAATCATGCCCGAACGGTATGCGTTGCTGCGATTCTGGCGCATTACGATTAAATTATGCCGCGCATCTTCTAACGGCTGCGTCATAACACCTCGACCGCGCAACTGCTCAAGAAATGGGCTGGTCTTATCATAAGCAGATTGGAATCCTGCTTTTGCTGCTTGTCGCACGGTTTCTGCGCTTGTGCCGGTAAGCAACCCTAATGTCGGACTAACTATTTTTTCGGCACTCTTAGTCGCCATCAATAAAGGGTTTGTAACATCCCCAGCAGTGCGTAATGCTTGCGATAACTTGGCAATTTGACCAGTTTGCGAAACAGGTCGAATTGCTGCGCCAGTGCCAGTAAACAGCGTAGAAATATCGGCAGCAACGCCAACCGGATCATTTGCCAACGCTTGTTTGAATCCTTCGCTGCTGCCATAACGCTCTTTATAAAATTTTCCCAATTGTGATGCGGTGTCGCTTGCGCGTTGCGCCGCTTCAGGGTTGGCCTCGTACCTATCAATAAATTCTACAATTTGGCGCGGTGTAATGTTTCGTAACGCACCAGCACCAACATCCAACAAACTTTTTACAGATTCAACAGGACTGGTAATTGCCTCATACATACCTTTGCCAAATTCATAACCGCTTTTAGGTATGTTGGTAATTGCTTGCACAGGCACATCTAACCAAGACATCCCTTCTGGCTTCGGCGCATTTCGCATCATCTGCCTAAAATTTTCGGCAGTAATGTCTGCGCTTGGCATCGGCTGCGCGGGTGCTGGCTGCGTGGATCGCAACAAATTTATAAATTCATCTGCGCCCAAAAAAGATTCTTGATTTTCATTTGCCATTATCGCGCCCCTCGAACTAACCGCAATAGCTCATCACGTTGCTTGAAAATGTTTTTTATTTCATCGTCAGATTTGGGGCCAAAATGCTTGTTCAATTGCAACAAATCCGAATTAGTTAATTGATTTTGTTTTTTATTCCCAACAATACCAATTAAATACGTTACATCTGGATTCGCAAGACCAGTAAATTTATTGTCAAATTCGGCAATTGCAGCTAAGTTTGGACTGCCTGTGCTTCCTTGCGCATTTTTGATCCCTTCGTAACGCAACCGCTGCGCAGCCAGTACGCCCTTGTCGGTATAAATAATGTCGCGGAGAGCTTCTTTAGCAGTTCCAAAATTACCGAAAGCATTTCTTTGTGAATCTTGATCTTGATTAGTTCGCGCAGCTTGCTGGCGAATTCGTTGTTCAAGATATTTCATCACTTCTTGTTGGTCTGGATTTAATCCGATCCCACCTGTATTTTTACGGATAGCATCCGATATTGGCCCAATTGATACATTTTTCTTTTCAAGCAAATTAAGAATTTTATTGTTGATGTTTTCCATGTTAGGGATGGAATCAGCGGTTGCTGGATTCAACAATGTATTTGCTTCTAAAGGTAATTTTGAAAGGCGACTTACCCGCTCTTTGTAAGCGTCGTAAGTTTCATAAGGCTGTCTTGTTATGGGCATGGATGAACTTACAGGCGCTACCGCAGCATTTGCAGGACGCGCAGGCGCAGCAGCCGCAGCAGGCGCAACAGCCGCAGCACCTCGATCTTTACGTTGCGGCGCAGGAGCAGGCGCACCTTCGGGCGCTAAATTGACAATACCACCTGCCATACCTGGTTTAACAACAGTTTCGCCAGTTTCAGTGACAGCAGTAAACGGCGCCATTCCTTCTTTTGTTAATGTGCCAGGTTGAATTGCTCCGCGCTGGGTTAATGCAAACGGACTTGTTTCAACAATTGCGGCACCCGATCCAAATGTTCTTTCAACACCTTTGCCAAGAATTGAATCTAATCTGCTTTTAGAATCAAGTTGCGCCAATAATTTATCGCCCAAAAATCTTTGAACATTTTGCGGATTGTTTCTTGCTTCATTAATGTACTCAGCCCCAAATTTTTCGATTTCTTCTTTTGAATAACCTAATGATTCGCCTTGTTTTTCAACATAAGTTTTCAATAAACTTTCTAATTTACCTTTGTTTTGTTGCGCAAATTTTGGATCATTAGCTGATTTTATGACTAACGGATGCGTATATAAGGTTGTTGCCTTATCGACAATTAAATCTACTTTTTGGCTCGCAAGTTTTAACTTCGCTTCTTGTTCTTGAGCTTGGGCAAGCCCTGATTCCGCTTTTTGTCGCGCTATTACATCTTCAGCCGTTTCCTGTGTTTTTCTTAATTCGATCGCACTTCTGCTTGCTTCTGATTCTGCGCGGCTTGCTTCTTCTTGCGCTTTTTTAATTTGCGCCGCTTCAGTGCCACGTTGAACACCCAACTGGCTTTGATAATATTCCAGTTGCATCGGCAGCAATTGCTCTGCCTGCTGAAATTGTTGTGCTCCACGCGCAAAATTTATCATTTCGCCAAGCGTCATGCCTTGCATTGGCTTAATGTCTGCTCCAACAGGTCGTAATGATAAGTCAGCCATTTTTACACCATTTATGCAGTGTTAAAGTCAAAATTTCCTTGCTCTATTACTGGGAAAGGTGATCGATACGTTGGTATCGAAGCACCAGGTTGCGGTCTATTCAAATACGCATACATCATTGCCGTATTACCAACGTTACCTAGCCCACCAGCTATTGCGTTTGCTGCTCCAATCTGACCGCCAGCTAAAGCACTAGCGCCGCCAATTGCTGCTTGTCCTATGTTTCCAGCAAATGTTTGGCCCATTTGCCCTGTTTGAGTTTGTGCTGTCTGTCCAATTCCTGCAATGCCTGCCAGCGTGTTGTAAATATTTTGACGCTGCGCCAATACTTGCGGCATAGCCGTGCCAAGTGTGTAATCAATTGCAAACTTTTGAGCTGCGCGATCAACGTTAGAACCACCCCCGCCGACGTTCATCATTTGCCGCGCCGCGCCGGTGCCTTGTTCAATATTAAATTGATAGCCAGGTAATCCTAGTATTTCTTCACGACTTATTGGTTTTATAAATGAAGGCAACATTTCACCAATTTTTGAAAGCGCACCATAACCTGCTTCCCTATATGGTTTTTGTTGTTCATTCAAAAGATCAAACATTTGTTTTTGCACGTCCGTGGCATAACGTGCGCCTTCTGCTTGAGTTCGCGCTGCGCTTTTTGCAGCGCTCGCTTGTTGCCCAGCTCCTATCAGACTTGCACCCGCTGAAATTATTGATGCGGCGATAAATGTCATATCAATTCCCTTCTAATTGCTTCATGTCCGTAACTATTTGTTTTAATTTGTTACCTGAATCAAATAGCGCAGTTTCATCAGGCTCAATCAATTCTTGCTCAATTTCATCTAAATCGGTCTTGTCTGTTAAATGCACCGTAACCCCGATGGAATCTGTTACAGCCAACGTGACCCTCTTTGTGCCTGGCTTTGATTCCACCACGTCGCCAGCCTGCAACCGCCGCATTCCCGTTTCAGTCCAAGCAATTATCTCGCCTTTAGCGCATAGAAAAAAGTGCGGCTGTTTATGAACCTTGCCCACAATTAACGTGCCAGCAGGCCGATACACCCGACGCAGGTACATACCCGGACTAAAAAAATGCTCGGTTTCCAGCTCGGCTTGTGGCATTTTTGCCATTTCCGCTTGCAGCCGGTCAATTTGCTCTCGCGTCGGCGTTTCTGCCGTTAGCTGTATATCAGTCAAAACGTACCCCCGCCGATCCCATTTAACGCTGTCAGCAGGGTAAACGTACCCGCTGCCGGTGTCACATTACCGATGATCGTATCGTTAATCTCGCCGCCGTTAATAATCTGATACTGCACTGTACTACTGACGATGTTCGGGTTTTGCAGCCAGACAATCCACTCCCGCGCCGGTCTGCCTGTAGCTGGCTCAATAAACGGGCTGGTCGGGAACCGGATGTTGGTCAGCGCAACCATTAGTTATCGCCTGCCGATGCTTTCAGATTCGCCGACACAATCACAGCCTTGACCGGATCGGTAATCGCCACCTCAAAGATACGATCCCGCGCCCAGCCCAGCCGCCGCCAAATAGCGCGGTTTGTGTAATTCCCCTGCCGCCCAATACTGACCCAATGCTCATTCGACCAAGTAGAGCCGCCGTCATTGGACCAGCGCAGCATGGCTTGAGGGTCTTCCCCCTGCCCTGTGGTCAGACCAACGCCAGGTTGGAATTGAATTTGGAATTCCTCGAAATATTGTCTTTGCAGGTCGGTGGTCAGGTGCGGCGCTCTGCGCAGCCGCCGGATCGGATTGCCAGCATCGGTGTAGGTGTCAAAGTTTAAGCTGTAAATCTTGCCGTTTTCGTAGTCGCCGACCAGATTTTTATTAGCGAACGCGATGCAATTCTGCCCCCTGTGGCGCTTATAGACCGCGTTCGGCGCATCCCACCACAGCCATTTGAACCATTGCTGGGTCGCCAGGTCATAAGCCCAGGTCAGGTCGATAGATGGAAAGTTAATCACATAGATTTCATGACCCTCAATCTGGAACGACCAAGCTCTAGCGTCCGATACGTCAACCCCGACCAGACTATTCTCGACCGCGTGGGTCGATAGCCGCTGAAATTCGTAGCCTTTCATCTGGCCAATGGTCGCGGTTCCCAGCGTATCCCGCGCCAAAAACATAAAGGTTTCGGCAAAGCGAACAATTGAGAACGGCGCACCGCAACCGTTCTGGCTGCTGGTTCCTGACACCCGCTGGAACGGGAACGTAATGATGTTGGGTATCTGGCTGCCAACATCGATCCAAACCTCAGTGGTTACTTCGCCCAGCAGATAAACCTGCCGGTGGTCAACGATCAGCGCCACCAGCTTGTCAGGCGACCCATCCTTAGCCCCGTACAGCCCCGTGGTGGACAGCGGCGACCCTAAATCAGTCACCGCCCAATTCTGCGTGCCTGGCTCATTGTAGGCGATGTAATTGTCCACCGTATCAACCATCGTCGCGCCTACCCAATCGCCGTCAGATAAGGGCAAGGTTGTAAATGTGTTAGTGGCCACAACGTAGTAATAGCGATTTGCCCCGTCCACGATGTAAGCAGTCAGCCCTTGCGTAGTCATTACGTTATCCGTAATAGACACAGGCCCTACGCTGGTGGTCAGCGTCCCGACTTGGATATACGTTAGGTCGGTAGCGATGCGATAGACCCGATTACCACAGACCGCGATGGCATATTGCAGGCCAGATAGCGCCCTCATCCCGCGAATCTCAGCCTCAATTGGGAACGTAATTTCGGTCACTAAGCCTGGCGTTGGATACAGCGCGACGATGCCCCTTTCGCCTGCTTGTTTGGTCGGGTCGATTTCAGGGTAAAAATTAATGCACTCAGAATCGTTCTGATAAATCGATCGAGTGGTGTACGACGCGCCGACAAAACCGAAATCCATGCTAAGTCCCCTGACGCAATCTATTGCGACGCAATAATGAATCAATGGTTGCGCGTTTTTTATTCATGGCCATTGCTATTTGTTTCGACGTTTGTCCTAATTCCCGCATTTCTAAAACTTGCTGAATTTCATCATTTGTAAACACGGCTCTATGATGGTTTTCGCCTTTCGGCATTACTCTACGCCCTTTTTGCAGGCAATCTTCGTTATTTGTTTTGATGTCAGCAACTCGCAAATGTGCTGGATTGCAGCAAATTCGGTTGTCACAAAGGTGCATCAAAAACCCGCGCGCCTTTTTATCTCGCGGCGCGTGTAATTCAATTTCACCAGGATGCGCCAAGTTATAAATAACTCGGTGAGCGTAATAACCAACGTCATTAATCCAAGTTCGCCCATATCCTGATTCCGTTACGTATCCTACCCATGGCCAACATTCATCAGGCTGTCGAATATCGACCTTGCTCCACAGCATTTCCGGCGTGTTCGCTGGTCTGCCTGGATTTGCTGAAACTTCAACGCCTTTTTTCTTTCTTAAATATTCCCTCATGTAAGCGTTATGTTTCAAACGCTGTTCTTCAGTTTTTTTCATAACAAGCCCTTTCAAAAAGAGCTGTTATTTTATATTAAAACTCCCTTCTGCATATTATATAAATCAGCCGAACCCTCCATCGTATATGAAAGCCGCATCTTTCGGTCTGCCGGTCATCAATACGTCAGGATACTTGCTGACCTGTGGCGGCTTCATGTTCGTGCGCTTAATCGTAGCCTTCGCCTGCGCTGCGTACGCCGTGATCTGGCTTACCTGAATCTGGTTGACCTTGCCGTACATTGGCATCATTCTTTCGGCCAGGCACCAGCGTAGCGCCATGTTATAACCCTGTGGGAACTCCATTGACCCGTACAAGTCACCAAACTCGCGGAAAATGGTCTGGGTAAACAGGTGCATCTCGCCCTGAGCTGGGTTTGGCCACAAGTAGATCGTTCCCAGCAGCTCAGACGGTTGGTAGTACAGCGCTTTTGGCCAGGGGCCGTTTAGCGTTTTAAGTCCGATGGACTCGTATTCCTCAAGGCTCAGAATTGAAATCGGATAATCCAGACCGCCGCCATAAATCGGCACGCCGTTGGATGTCGTTGTCACCCGCACAAACGCGCTCTCAATCGTCAAGGGGCGCTGGTAGTACGCATCAATGATCTGGCTTACCACCGGCGTTGTATGCGTCCTGCTGACCGTATAAGTGCCTTGCTCATTAACGTTGCCGCCTGCGCCTGTCCCGAAACCCACAATCGTGGTGCCAGACAATACGCCCGACCCAGATAGCGTCATGCCGATGGTGATTGCGCCTTTAGTCACGCCGTCCTGCGGCACCGTCAGCGTCGTGCCACTAATTGATCCAACAAACCTTGCCGACACGTTACCCGACGGGCCGATTGTGTATTGCACCTGATTTTGAACGCACGGAAACACAATCTCGGTGCGGTAAAACACCATCATGTTTTCATTCGACCATTGCGCCAGCATATCGTTGAGCAAATCTAGCCCATCCTGCGCTTCCGCAGCAGTCGGGTTTTCCCCCGCAGCCAACGCGCCAATGTCCTTCATGGCGCGGGTAATGATGTCGTAAGGTGTTGTCATTACAAACCCTTAATTAATTTGTAAAGTATGTTCCTGAAACAATAATTACAGCATTTGATGAAAAATTAGCCGCAGCAACACCAGTAGGAATGCCTGTCGTTCTCATTTGTTTAATAAAACATTTATTTGTATTTTCATCAATAACACCATACAACCCCGTAAAATTTGCCGATGGCGAAAAATTTGTAACAGGACTTACATTTACGGTGTATTTCATATTTGTGGTTGAATTTGCCGTTGTTGGCAAAGTAAGGTAAGAATCTGCCCCAATTGATCCAGGTGTATCAATAAACAATCTTCCGGTAAAAGTTATTTGTCTGCCATCAATACGATAAAATAATGTATTAGCACTTAATGTTGCTGAATTTGTGCCATCAGTTAATGATGTCTGAAAAGATAAAATTTCTGGGTTTGCGCCAGCATTATTGCTTTTTACAGAAGTTGCCGCAAAACTTGAAAAGTTAATAACAGGGTTTGTTACACAACTTGGCGCATTGTTATTTGAGTAGTTATTTGTTCCACCATCAGCGCCACCAACCCCATCAGTACCAATGACAGGAAAATCAGTTGTGGTTAAAGTGTTATTTGAAAATTGAGTATTTGAAATTGAACCTTTGCACTCAATAAAAGCTGATGTTGCATCAATGATTGCGTAACTGGTGTTACCGCTGATTGTGTAAAATCTATTAACATTGCCGCCAGTTGTACTTCCTACATTTATCTTTCCTAATCTAAACGAATTACCCAAAACCCATTGGTAATAAACGGCGTTGCCAACATTAATTATTCCATTATCAAACGAATTATTTGAAACTACGTTGCACGCATTTAATGGCGCTCCTGTTGCCCCTGTAATATTTACGCCGCCTGTAATTGGCGTGCCGCCGCTATTTGATTTGCCAATAATTTCATCTGCCCAATAGGTAGAAGTTCCACTAGGAACAATTGGCGTTACATATCCAGCAGGGAATTGATTGCCTTCAACAAAAATTCCATAAGTGCTTTGGTCTGCTATATTGTTTGGCTCAAAATCCAAAACCCCATAAATTACGTTGTCTTGAAGCACAACATTCTGAGCATCAACCGCCGCAAATGCCCATTGCGATTTTGATCCGCCAGCTGACGATGAAGTTCCGTTGCCGTATCTTGTTTTGATAATACTGTCTCTGATTGTTATATTCAAACAAGTATCAGCAGTACCGCCGCCAGCCACATTAGGATCACCAACCGTGTAAATCGTATAGCCCAAACTGTTTGTTATGTAACATTCGGCAATAGAAATAAATTTTGAGCTTTTGAAAATGCCAATCAAATTATCGAATTCTCTTGATGATCCTAACGAACCACCAACAAAACCCACCATTTTTAAACCTAAAACACTAATATTTGACGCATTGCCAATAGCCAACGCGCAACCCGGCGCGCCTTGATATATTGCGGCTCCATTTCCTTGTAAAACAACATTATTTGCAGCATTGGTTACCGTCATGCTGCCTAATAGCAATTGAGCGTTTAATCCCGACGATGTAAATGAATAACTTGTTCCCAAATAATATTGCCCTTCAGGAAATACGACTTGGCAATTTCCGTTAGTTGCTGCGTAATTTAATGCTGCTTGAATCGCTATACGATCATCAGTGCCAACCCCTGTTGATGGATTAAAGTCGCCCTTTGCACCGAAGTCTTTAACGCTAATTGATTCTTGTAGTTTCTTTTGTACAGTTCTGGATAGTTGCGCTGTGCCAGACCCCGAACCTACGCCTGTCGCAACAAAAAACACACCAGGCGCATTTAGTGGCGCACCAATTAAAGTAAAATCAGTGTTGCCAACGCTTAAAATTCTGTAAGTATTGCCAATCACAAAGTTACCAGCTGTTACCGTATAACCTTGTTCATACATAATTGAATCAGCATCATTGGCAGCCGGTGCCTGCGCTGCTGAAGGAATGTTGTCGTAAGTGCCAATCAAAACATCATCAGCAGACTTCAAAACAAATTTGTATCCAACGCCAATTGTTAGCCAGATTTCATTGACCCGACCAGCCGCGTCTAAAACGATTGGATTGGTGTGCGCAATGTTTCCGCCGACTGTGGTGTACGTTGCAAGTGGCGTGGTGGTTCCAGCGGCGTAAGTAAATATTTTGCCGCCAGATAACGGGTTGCCATTATCGTCAAAAAATTGTGCGCCAGCGCCAGCTAGTAGTGAAAGAGTGACAGTCATAATTGTGCCTTGTCCATGCAATTAACTTACAAAGTTTTTAACGCCGCTACATCAGCTTTTAATTGGTCAATTATTGTTTGCTGTTCTTTAATCAATTTCTCATGCGCTTGCCAACCAGCGATCAAGTGAAAGGTAAACGCAGTTTTATCTACGCCCCACGGTCTGTATTCTGTGGTGACATTTCCATCAGCGTCAATTTTTTCAATGTCGCCGCCAACAACTACCGCACCCTTATATGTTTCATAAAGTTCCTGAGCAATGACACCAATTTGCGGCTTTTGGTCTGGGTCATCTTTCCATGCGTATTCTCTGATGCGAGTCGTGTTAAGAATTTCTAACGACCGCTGACCATTTGCGTCACCAATTAGATTTTTAAGAGTTGCATCAGATGTAACGTTGTAACGAACCTGTCCGGCACCTCTGTTGTAATCAATGTTCCCTCTCGTCGTATATGCTGTTTCTGTGCTGAACATTACGAAAAGATTGTTTCCGCTTGTTGCGTTATTCCACGCCTCATAAGTGGCCGACACTGATCCCGCGCTGTTTTTTCCTGTTATTGCTGGCGAGGCATTATCTAACGCTATTGCCGCGATTGCTTCGCTGTTATTTACAACAGCCGCCGTAGTATTAACTCTAAAATTTGACCCATTAAAATAAAGTCCGGTTCCCGTTGCTAATGCTGATGTTGATGAAGAATAAACAACAGCATTTGCAGTAAACGAAGTTAAATTTGTTCCACCATTTGCGGTTGGCAGAGTGCCAGTCACCCCATTAGCTAAATTAACTTGCGCCCAAGCGGGATTATTATTGGTTCCTGTATTTGATAAATAGCGAGTTGCCGTCGCATCTTTTGCCAATCTCGCCAAAGTATTAGCAGCAGACGCATATAACAAATCGCCTTGAGCTGTAAGCACCGATGTAGCGGAGGCTTGCCAACTTGGTGCTGTGCCGCCAGCATTAACTTGAAATGCTTGGTACGCACTTCCAATAGAAACAAAGGTTGTTGCGCCAGCGCTTGATTGGTAAGGCACAGAGCCAGCCAAACCACCTGCCAAATTAGTCGCTGTGCCAATCGCTATGCTGCTTGCCGCAGTCCATTGCGGAGCTGAACCGCTGCTGGTTAAGATTGTCGTACTTGCCCCAATCGCCAGCTTAGTTAAGGTTGTGCCACTGGCGTAGTACACCAAATCGCCTGCGGTGTAGCTCGTCAGCCCCGTGCCTCCCGCAGTCGTTGGAACAGTTTTCCAGCCAATCACCTGAACCGCGTTTGCGTTGTCTTTATAGAATAATTTGCCGTCAGTAATATTGATGGCGAGTTCCGACCCCAACGTGCTATTGGTCAAATTACTTGCAGACGGCGCTTGGCTGGCCGTCGTGCTGCTGTAAATTAGGATCGGTGTGTAGCCTGTCTGTGCCATTTAGACCTCTGGCGTAAATGTTTGCGGCAGCCACGGCGCAATTGCCTTTGGCTTATTAATTACGGCGATCTGGCGCTCTAACGTGGCTTGGATAATCTCTCCCGCCTCAGCCGTCACCCACTCCACCACATCTGCTTCTTGAACTTCAGCAAACGGCATATCGCTTAATTGCTTAAAAAACCACCAGCCTTCGGTCTGAACGTCGCCCATTGAGCATAGGTATTTCGCGGCGGTAATTACGCCATCCCGTGCTTCGATGTCCAAAATCTTGCAATTCATTAGAACGCGCCTCCACCGATGCCGCCTGTGGTCGTTAGAACGCCGCTAGACGGGTTAAATTTGAGTTTAGTCGATGATACGCTGATCGGATGATTTCCTGACGTATTGTTGACCCAAGTGGGGTAATAGTCCGCATTCGTCGTTGTATCGTCCGTCACCGCCACGTTATTCGCGTTGGTCGCCGTTGTCGCCGATCCAGCCGACCCGTCAATATTCACCCCTGTCAGGCTTTGGCTGGCGCTTGCCCTGTTTAGCGCAATCGCGGTGGTTCCGATATACAAAGTCGAGTTACCCAACACCCCTGACGGAATCGTGCCTGACAAGTTGCCAGCAGGCAAATTGGTCAAACTCGCGCCTGATCCGCTAAACACCGTTGCGGTCAATGTTCCTGTGGACGGGTTGTATTGCAGCTTGGTCGAGCTGGTAAATTCAGTCGTTAGGTTGCCGCTAGTCTGATTCGCAAACAGCGGGTAGAACGTCGAATTCGTGGTGGTGTCATCCGTAACCGTCGCATAAGCCACCGGCGTGACCCAGCTCGGCGCACTCGTCCCATTACTTTGTAAGACCTTGCCAGAATCCCCCGCCGCAGACGCGAGAAACGCCGTCGTGCCGGTCGCAGATTGGTACGGAATACTCGCCGCTGCTCCGCCTGCCAGATTCGTCGCCGTCGTTGCATTTGTTGCGTTTGTGGCGTTGCCGACCGTAATCCCCGTCGGGTTTGTCCACACCGGCGCAGATGCGCCTGCGGTCAGAATGTAGTCAAGGGTGCCTAGCCCCAGAAAAGTTGTTGCACCAGCCCCAGACTGATACGGCAGCGCCCCAGTGGTTCCACCCGCCAGATTCGTCGCCGTGGTCGCTGTGGTCGCCGATCCTGCGCTGCCTGCGGTCGCCGCATAGCTAACCGACAGACTCGAGGCCGCCACATTCTGCCAATACTGGCCAGTGCTGTTGTACTGAATAACGTCAAGGTTGTTGAGGGTGCCAAATTGAACGTTGCCATCAGTACCCCCTAAAACCGATCCGTAAGTCGGTCGGACAAACAAAATGCCGTTACTTGTGCCAACGTGAACCACCGCAGCCACCAACGCAATGGCATTCGGCACTGCTGGCTTGTTTTTTGTCAGCCCACCCGTCACTGCAGGGTTGTAATACAGTTCTTGCCCCTGAACCCAGCTTTCAGCACCGCCAGTGGTGTTTAGCCCTTTAACCTCGCCAAAGGTCGTAACAAAAATCCAATCGTTATTCGCTCCGGTTTCGCAGGCAACGCCCAAAATGTAATAGCTTTGGTCTTTGGTCAGCCCCGTTGCCGCTTTTCCCTTTAGACCGCCAGACGATCCCAACGTACCGGCAAACGATACAACCTGCCCCTTAGTGACCGGCCCATCGCATTTGACGCGGTAAAACTGCTCTTCACCAATCTTTTGCACCACGTTGCCGTTCATTTGGAACGCAAGGGTTTGGAATTGGTCGGTGCTGTCGTAGTAAAGCCGCGCCGTCGCATTGGTCGGCAGCGGGTTTTGCGTGCTGTTAAAGTCAATATATGTCGGGGTCGCAATCGCGCCTGTAATCGCCGACATACTGGTAATGTCGTTATTTGCGCCCAGAATAGCCGCCGACAGATTTGCCCTAGCCCCAGCCGCATCTGACGCGCCCGTGCCGCCATGTAACACCCCAACGTCGGTCGCTTCCCAAACGCCCGTGCCAATCGTGCCGAGCGTTGTGATACTGGTTTGCCCCGCATACGTCGTGGAAATGCGTAACCCGCTGCTGCTGGCATCTAAAGTCGTGCCATTTAACTTGACCGAAAACTGATTCGAGATCAGTTGCAGCCCGTTTCCAGCGGTGTACGTCCCCGCCCCGCTAAACTGCGTCCACGGCATATTGGTAACACCAATCGTGCCGGTCGATCCTGCCGTGGTCACCCAGCCGGTCGCCGATAGCGTTGCGCCATCCTCAATAAACGTGAACGCACCAGGCACTTCAGCCCAGTTATTCATGTCAGCGGTGCGCGTCCAGCCCGATGCAGCCGCAGCATAAATGCCGTTTTGCGCCTGATTGGTCTGGTTTTTGACCAAAATCCGGTCGCCAGCGGTCAGGCTTGACGGCCAATCGCCCCCAGCCTGCGTACCCAGCCCCGACAGCGTAATGTTGGCGGTTGTGGTGTACAAACACGACGCTTTGATGTCCAAACCCTGCGCGACAGAATCCACATAGGCTTTATTGGCCACATCGGTGTCTGCCGTTGGAGTCGCAGCGACCTGCGCAGTCGTGAAATACGCCGCAGCCGGTACATTTCCGCCAATAATCGACGAATCGATGGTCGAATTCGTGATCGTCAAACCCGATTGATTCGGGTTAATAACCGGATAAAAGTACGAACCAGCAGGACCGACCAGCGTTATCGGCGTAAACGTCGGCTCAGGGCCGAATATGCCCTGTACCGGAACAATATTTATAGTCTGCTGGCTGGCGACTTGATTCGCCATAATTTATCCAGCCGCCAGCGGTGTTACCAATAGCTCACCATTCGCTGCGCTGCCAATGATCGAAATAAAAAAACCATTTCGCGGCGCAGGCACAACGATTGGGTAGTTCATAGTCGGCGGCAGTAGAACGCCTGGCACCGATGTGCCGGTCAATGGCACCGTTGGGGTAACCGTTGTACCTGATGTCGTGCCAAGCGATACCGTCACCAGCGCGGAACCGGTGTTGGTGAGCGCGACGTAGTTGTTTTCAACGTTGGTATTCGGGACGATTTGCAGCGGCGTGGACGCGCTGCTCGGTACGGTAATGCGGTAGGACGGGCCGTTGGGTCTGAAACTTGGCAGCATAGCTTTGCCCCTTATCTAAATTTCAATATGAAAAAACCACCCCTTTGGAGGGTGGCTTTTCCAGTGCGTTATTCCATTCCGATCAGGAAAGGAACGTCAGGTCGTAGCCGTAGATATAGACATCGGCTGTGGCTGCTGCGCCCTGCGCGGTGGTGCAACGGATGTACAAGACATCGCCGGTCAACGCATCGGTATCGTCAGCCGCCGTCACAACCACCTTATCGCTGGCCGAGTTGCCGGTCAGTGCATAAGCGGTTTTGACTGCGGTGCCGGTGCCGCCTGCGCCCGTACGCACCGCCAATTCCGCAGTGGTCAGGTCAACGCTGGCGTTAGCGACGATGATGTCCTGAACGCTGTACGACGATGAATTAAGCACGTTGGCAACGGTATCGCCCACCGAGTTCAAGTTCACCCCCTGTGCGCTGGCCAGCAGGCGGTATGCCTGGTTGGTGGCCAGATTCGAAGGGTGGTTGGTAGTGGTACTTGCTGGTCCTGGATTGCTCATGTCAGTTTCCTTTCAATGGTAATTAGGCTGCGACACGGCAGGCCAGTTCTTGATACAGCGGAGCCCAGCCATACAGGACATCCAGACGGGTCGGGATCGAGTCGTTGTTGATCGTATATTGACGAACCACACGAATCGACAGACCCAGCTCCTTGTCCGATGCGCGACCGGCGAAATGCACACCGTCAGGCAGTTCAAGGTCAGCAGTCGCCAGCGTAAACGCATTGCGGTGCATAACGATATTCTGCGGCGATACGGTGCCGGTGGCCGACGTACCGATTGAGAACGGGGTCACAGTCGCAGTTGCCGAAGTGGTCGGGATGGTGACGTTTTGGAACTGACCGCCAGTGATGATTGCAGGCACCACAGTCACAGACATGGTGGACGAACCCGAACCCGTAACGGTGCTTTGCACCACGAAGTTACGCGCCTTGTTCGAGCCATACGCCTGACGGTTCTGCGGGTTGACCGCAAACACGTTAGCGATCTGGATCACATCGCCTTGACGCAAGGTCAGGCCAGCCGAGTGGGTCAGGGTAATGGTCGATGACGATGCCCAGCCGGTCGAGATACCAATCGACTGAGTGTTAGCCGTCAGCGTGCCAGCAGTTGTAGTCCATGCGCCGAAAGTCTGCGCGACCACGTTCTGATCCATCTTCCAGTTCATGCCGCCCGAATCACGACCCATCAGACCTTTTTGATACTGATCCGATACCGACGATTGCGGGTTAAACAGACCTTTCAGGCTGTCAACAATGGTCGCCGAAGTGAATGGCTCGATGATGCAAGAACGACGGCCATCACGCGGTGCGCCTTCAGAGTCCAGATAGGCTTGCGCGGTCAGGTAAGTAATAAGACCAGTCGGCGGCGTGCCAGCAGTACCGACAATGTTCGCGGTATTGTTTTTCGCCATTGTCAGACCGTCAAAGTCGATCTTGTTGGCGATAGCAGCCACAGCAGGCTTTAGGACGCGGTCGCTGAACATATCGAGCGACAGTGCCAAATCCTGAGTTGTGAACTGGGTGTCAACGTGGAACTGAGTTGACAGGGTGACAGGGATGCTGGTTTCGTTGAAATCTTCAACGTTCAGCGCAGGGCCGGTCGTACCAATGAAACGGCCAGGACGACGGACGTTCAGGGTGTTACCAATCTTCGCGCCGACAACAGCGAATTGATCGTCATATTCGCGGTTGACTTCGCTCGTAAAGGTCAGTTCGTTTTCCAAGACCATCAACGCCTCGTTGGTGATCTTGCTAATGGTTAGCAAATTATTGGACATTTCTGTTTCCTTTTAGAAAAGGGTGTAAATGTCAGCGGATTTTCTTCGCTTGTCGGGCGGCTTTCCATTGTTGATACGTCCCGTGGAAATTGCCGTCGGCATCCAAGTTCGCATCAACCGTGTTGACCGCACCGCGCAGCGGGTTAATCGGCGCTGGCGCTTTTGACTTCGCAGCGACAGGCTTCGGTTCCGGTTCTTTAGCCTTCTCGAATCGTGCTTCGAGTTTCCCAATCTCTCGAACAGCGGACACTGCGGACATATCGGCCAATTTCTTTGCAAAGTCGGTGTTTTCAGCCAACCAATACAAAATTTTTGGCCCATGCTCTGATTCGATGATCGCATCGCGGACAGGGTCAGATACCCGAACGTCACTGCTTTGCACCATGTCATCAAAATCGGGTAATTCGTTTTTGGCCGCATTTACTCGGTCAGCCCACGCAGAAAACTTTGCTTCCTGCTCGGCTGCCGCTTTGCGTGCCTTTTCCTCTTTATCCCGTTCCAGCAGCTTCTTGTCAGCGGTATATTCGGCAAGCGCTTTGGCGTACTCGAACATATCGTTGAACATCTCCGGCTTTGGTTCTTCGCCCAAGTCATCCTGCTCGGCTTGCGCCGGTGGATTTACTTTGGCTTCCAGTTCCTTAAGCCTGGCTTCCAAAGACTCCCGCGCTTCTCGCTCCCGCCGCGCTTCTTCTCGCGCTGCTTCGCGTTGCTTGGTTATCTCCGAAAACCGCCGTTCCAGCTTAGGATTCGGCTTCTTTTCCTTCGCCTCATCTGTTGCTGTCGCATCATTCCCTTCCCCGTCTTGTCCACTTTGATCTGCCTCTGCTACCGGCTCGGCTTCTGGTGCCGCCTCGTTCGCTGGCGTTTCAACTAGACCAAGTTTCTGGGCTGTGAATTCCGCTAAATTCTCACTAGTCACGACATTCGCAGCTAGTCTTTCTTGCACTTCAGACATAGGGCATCCCTAAGAATTGACCCAGTGATCGCACTGGTACGTTTATTGTCATCCTGTATTTCTATTCTGTCAAACCATCGGCGGCTGTTCCATCGGCATTCCCTGCGGCATCTGTTGCATGGCTTGCTGGGCGGCGATCTGCGCCTGCTGCCCTTGCATCGCTTGCAGGATTAGCTCTTGCCCCGCCTGAATGAACGGGTTGCCAGTTTCATTGACCTCGCCCTCGGCAAATTGCATTTGGGCGCGTTGCTCGGCATCCCGTCGGGCGATTTCGGCGCTCAAGGCTTGCATCGGAACCCCTGCCAGCACCAGCCGCAGCATGGCATCGACCTCGACCTTGTTCTGGTCGGTCGTGGCTTTCAAATTAGCTTGGTTGACCTTCGCTTCGTTGATCGTGTCGGTATTGTAAGCGCGGCTGATAACGTCCATTAGCTTGCGGCGGCTTGCGCCTTCCTCGCGGATTTGCGCGACCTGACCGCGATTCTGAATCTCTAGCTGCATCGCCATCATCTGCTGCTGCATATCGGCGATCGTCTTTTGCGCTTGCAAAATCTGCATCTGCGCCTGCGGCGGGATGTCGGATTTCGGGTCGATCTGCGACAGCGGATTCATGGCGGCCAGCCGGTCGGCAATCACATCTGCGCCTGGGAAATCCATGTTGCGGAATAACAAATCACCAGCCGCTTGGAATACCGCAGGCTCGGCCATCAGCGGCATCATGGTGTCCACAGCCTGCTGGCGCTTCGAGTTGTAGCCTGGTCCGGTGTCCATCACCACATCGTACAGCCCGACCGTCACATCGTTTAAGACCTCGCCGGTGGCTTGAACTTGGTTAATCGTCACCATGTCAGGCTTGCCATCAACCCCAATGATCCGCAGCACGCGCTGGGTGTCGTAGATTTTCGGGATCAGGTCGAGAATGATCTTGCCCGTGTGCTTAATGCTGCGCGTCATGTTGTCGTAAAAGTGGAAATTGCTCAAATCCACTTGCATTTGCTGGCCTTGCAGCGCCTTGCCCGAAATGTTGCCTGGTAGCGCCTGCGCAGGGTCAAATATGCCTAAGACCGTCTTTAGATCGTCAGCAATCGCGCCCGACGCGACCATAATCCCATCGGGCGGCGGCTCCGGCTGGATGCGCTGCGGCACCGGCGCAGGCACGCCTTCGATGTCCTTTTGCTTGTATCTCAGTACTGGCGTGGACTTGATGTTGGCCAGCGCCCATTCGGATTCATGCCCCTCATCCTGCCCCTCAGCGATCAGCCATTTCGGTTTGGGTGCCAGCGCAATAGATTCGGTCAATGCCGTGCGCCAGAAATTGAACATCCGTTGCGGGTCTTTAGCGAACCGAACCAACCCGTATTTCTTGCGCTTACCCTCGACCACGACCTGCGCCCCGTAGCACGGGACAATCGGAATGTACTTGCCTGGCCACTCGCGTTCTTCCAAGACCTCCATCGCGGTCAGCTTGCACCATTTGACCTTTTTACGGAACGTCGGGCGGCGGTCAATGATCGTAATCCCGCTGGCATCCAAGACCTCGGCGCTCGGCAGCTCATTCTCAAAGACTTTGGTGCCATCGGACAACAGGACCAGCGTGGCTTTTTCGCGCTCAATGTACCAATACTCAGCCAGCCGAATGTCCTCTTTGGTTACCCACTCAGCATCGGAATCGCCCGTCGCCCGTGCGCTAAAGTTCGCGCCATCATCAGCACCAGGATATTGCTTGCGGAATAGTTCCTTTGAGATAACGCTGGTAATTAGGCAACGCTCCGCGTCCGACCCATCCGGTGCCACGCTGTTGGGGTCGAAATAGACCGAGAACGGGTCATCAATCGAATCAATAAAGATTTCCTGATCGAAAGAATCGTCAGAAATGTAGTTCGTATTAACCCGCCAGTAACCCCAGCCCATCTTGACCGCGTACTCGAATGCCGTGTCGTAAGCGGTATCGGCGCTGGAATTGACCTCAATGTGACGGGTGATGCCCTCAATGACCTCCGCGACTTTTAGGTCGCCCTCGTTATTGACCGGATGCACCTTGATGCGCGGTCGCTGCTGGCGTTGCTGGTTGGTGACTTGCCGCACATATGCGTCAATCTTGTTAATGGTCAGGCAAGGCCGTGATTCTAGGTTGCGGCTGTTTTGAATCTCGACCGGCCATTGGTCGCCAGCGGCGAATTTCAGGTCGCCCAGCGCCTCAGCGCGGTTCTGGCTGTCAGCCTCGCCCACCAGCCGAAGGAATTTAATCGCTTCGCCGATGCGCCCATCCATGTCTGTGTCTTGCCACGCCATATCTTCCCCTTAGCTCATCCAACTGCCAGCGTAGGCAACCGCAGGCTTTTTCTTGACCTTTGCAGGCTCCTTGACCATCAGCGCGATATAGCGGAATGCGTCAGCGCCATGCGAATAACGGTCATGCAACGGCATCTTGCCAAACTGCCCCGTGTCAGGGTCAACCTCATAGCGGTAATGCCGCAGGCAGTTTAGACCATCTGCTGTATTTTCTCTATCAAACCAGCAGTTCGGGAATATCGTCCGCGCTGCGTTGATCGAATCCACCGTCGGCACCCGTTCAAGCACTTTGGTCTTGAACCCCGCGCCCCGCACAATGTCCTCAATGCTCCGGCCTGCCGCCGCCAGCGTCTTATTCTGCGCATCATGCGGCAGCCAAATGGTGTCGTACACATAGCCAAACGACTGAAGCTCAGCAAGGTAGCTGGTCATCGTGCGCTGGGCGCCTTCAAAGTAGCGGATCAGCCGCGTTTCCATCCCAACGAACTGGATGAACCACCAGGCTGTTGCGTCCGACCATCCGAGATCGCAGACCGCGTGGACCGGCTTGACAGGGTCGTATGGGACTTTGCAGATGCGCTCGTCCTTCTCGGCTTGGATCATCTCTTTGCCGAATATCGCCCCGTCCACTGACTGCCTGCAAAGCCCTTCCCAGACCTGGTTATAGGCGGCTTCGTCCCGCGCCTTTAGCGCCTCTTTCTCGGACTTCAGCGTGTCAGGAAACCACGGGTTATCAGACCAGTTGATCTTTTGCACCACCGCGTCTTCAGGTGGGTACATCACGAACCGCTGGTAGGTTTCGTCCGTTTCCAGCTCAGGGTTAAACGTGACCCATATCTCGCTGCTTTCCTTACGGATGGTCGGGATTAGGATATTCCAGCTATTCCGGCTAACGGTCTGCGCTTCCTCAACCCAGCAGATGTCGATGCCCTCGTAGGATTTGACGTTGGCGATATTGTTCTTCAGCCCAACGAACGCAAACTCGCTGCCGTTCTTGCCCCGCAGCGCGTTCTGGGTAATCTCAAAGAAGCTCGTCAGCTCCAGCGCAATGATCTGATCGCACAGTAATTTGTGGACGCTGTCCTTGATTGATGTCTGGTATTCCCGCGCACAGAGGATGCGCAGCGGCGACTTAGCGGCTTTGATGAGCAATGCCCTAGCAACCGCCCAGCTTTTTGCCCCACCTCGCCCACCGTACAGGACGCGATAGCGGGTCTTTGGTGGGTTAAATAAGACTTGCGCCTTAGCTGGGAATTCAGCCTTAGCGACTATGCCCTGAAGGTCACTCATTCGGCTTAATAAATGTCACCTGAATGCCTGTCAGTATCGAACTGCCGTCAGCGTTCTCTAGCGCCACAGCCTGATGCGCCTTGCCATCCACGCGGTCGATCAGCTCTTTAATCGCCCACGCTTCGCCTTCCTCGGCTTTGGTAATCAGTTCCTCAGCAATCTTGCGCAATCTCTCTGGGTTTTGCGTCAGCACAAGACGCAGCTTGTCGTAGAACATCCTCGACTTAGCCGCGTTCTGATTGCCTAATTGTCCACCACGCTCTGCCATTCGTTACCAATTCTAAATAATTGATTTCATTTTAGAATTATTTCTTAGGCTTGTCTTTTTTCTCGGCGGCACGTTTCACGGCGTAACTTATCGCCACTGCCTGCTTCACAGGCACACCAGCCTTGACTTCCGCTTTAATGTTCTTTTGGAAAGCCTGTTTACTGCTCGACTTGGTCAGCGGCATCGTTCGCTCCTTTGCTTAGTTCAGCCAGTACACGGTTGTACTCTTGGATTGCCCCACTGATCTGCAACAGGATCGATTCATGTTGCTTCGCCAGTTCTTGCAGTTCAGCCAGGCGTTTAGCAATTTGGTCAGGTGTCATTTCTTCGCAGTCTTGGCGCTTTCTTTAAACGCTTTGGCCGTGGGTGCGCCTTCAGTCCCAGGCTTGCGCATACGCTCAGGGGTCTTGCCTGCGGCTTTCTGGCGCTCTATCCGTTCACGCTTGGCATGGATGTTTGCGTACAACCCAGGTTTAGTCGCCATTCGATTCCCCTTCGCACAACTCATCGTCGCCTTTGCTCAATCGCGTCAGCAACATTTGATAAATTGCTAATGAGGTTTCAGCCTGAATCACAAAAGTTTGTGCCTTTTGCAACTCACGCTGAACCTCACTAATTTCAGCTTCGATAAACTCTCGGCTTATTTCCATTACTGGTCAGAAACCATCAGATAGTAAGCAGTGCCAGCACTGTCAACAATCTTGATCTTGTGCGACAGGGCTGCAGAACCCTTGACCGTTACCAACGCAGCAGGCACGTTCATTAGGTTGCCAATGGTGCCAGTGTTGCTGTTGGTAAAGCGCATAAATGCCGCCGAACCGGGCAGGGTTACGCTGCTTGGGAAATCCGAATCAACCTGAATTGCAGCCAATGTACCGCCAGGCGTTACGCCAGCAGCCACGCCCAAAGTGGCACGCAGCGCGTTAGCTGCGCCACTGATCGACCCGCCGCTATTCACGGACAAGCTAATGTGTGCGCCGTTGGTGGTCTGGCCAGCGCCCTGAGCTGCGGTTACTTGCGAAAATGCACGCAGTGTTTCACCAGCGCCAGCGCCAGCAAAATTCACACGGGCATAAAAGCCGCGCATATCACCCGACTTGTGGGTGGTCTTGGCGTAAGTCTGCGTCAAATTACCTGACGAAATAACGTCAATCGGGGCGGACGATGTGCCGACTTGATAGCTGTTTAATGCTGGGTCTGCGTAGGCAACCCCAATGGCTTGCGTATTAGGCATGATAATCCTTTCAACAATTCCAGTTCTTTAGAGATGCCTTCGCCCGTTCCGCTGGGCCTTTGGCGTGCTTTATTGCAAGATTTGCAGCTTGTGCCGCCGCAGTTCCCAGTTTATTCAATTGGCCGTTAACAATCAAAGGGTGCAAACGCCCGTGTTCGACGCGATGCATGACGCGCAAGTTTTCAACCCGATTGTCCCCATGCACCCCGTTAATATGATCGACTTGGTCATCTTTTTCTAATTGTTTGATAAAAGCATCGGCAACCAACCGATGCACTAAAAATGCTTTTCCTTGCACAGTGCGTGCAGACCCATCCCGAAAATGGACTTCCACATAAGGCTTTGTGCGCCCGTTTTCTTTTTTTGTATTTAATTTCATAATTCTTTCAGGAACAGGCACCAAAGAATTATTTTTGCCACGACGCTTGCGAGCAAGCGACTTAACTCGCCCTAAAGTGCTTATTTGGTACCGCCCTTCGTATCCACGAACGTCGGCCCACATTTCAATATCCCGAACATTTCCAGTTGCGCATTGAGGCTCTAGCACGGCTTCCCTTTTCACTTTTTTCTGCGATAGGTGCCATTCTCGCACAAAATGACGCTTTCCTGCCAGCGTCAGCCTTTGTTTTCGGGTTTGGTGCTGGTGGCTTTAAATTCGCATTGTTCTTGCGATTGTATTCGGCACGACCCTTTGCTGTCATCCCCGCGCCCTGCTCAGTCGGGCGGTAGTTCCGATCTTTGCCGGTCGTGGTCTTGGCAATAGGTTTGTCGTGTTTAGCCATTTTCAGCCTCAACAATCATGGCAATGTCGGCTTCCTGAATAATCTGGTAATCCTGCCCATCCACCTCGTGAACCGGCCAATCCAGATAAGTGCCGTTCCCGTACTTCACAAAATCCCCGACCTGAGCATCCCGCACTTGCGGTCCAACCGCCACCACGGTGCCTTCGTTAAACTTTTCGTTGTTTGGAACGTACAAAATATCGGATAAGCGGCGCACATTTGGGCGCACGACCACCCGATCACGCAACGGTTTAATGTCCATTTTTCGGCCTTCCTCTTTTTTTAGGTTCCGCTTGCGCCATAACGACAGGCACCGACGCGACAGCAGATAACTGGTGTTCGCCACACCAGTCCATTTCATGCTTGTTTTGAACTTCGGGAAAACGACGGCATAAGCCCATGACTTGGGCCTGGCTAAAAAATCGGCAGGATTTGCAACGGACATCGCTCATAGGATGCCCGTTGTTTTATTGACAATCACTTCTTTTGGTAGGACGAACGGTCGTGCGTATAGCACACACCCTTAGAACGGCCACCGTTAAATTCTTTGTTGCTGCCGGTGCCATCAGCCATGCCCATGCCTACGCCGTTCACGATCTTGCCACGGCGCTCACCCGACGAATCGGATGCGGACGCGCCAGCAGGCGGCTTAGTGCCGGAACCGTAGCCCTTTGGGGTCATTTCTGCGTTGTCTTTCATGATAGTCCTTTCAGTCAAGGAATTTGAGTTTATACAGCGTCGAATCAATCAATTCTGAGATTTCGTCAATGATATTCTGAATTTCGCTGTCTTGGGGTAAATGTTCCCGCGCTTCGTCAACAAATTTCTGCATTTGTTTGAGATAAGCCACCGGGTCTTTGCCTGCGTGGAAGTCGTCTGGGTACTTTTTAATCTTGGTATACCGCCCCTGATACGCCTCGGCAAAATTGTCAGTCAGCTCAATAATATCCTCGTAGTACCGCCCTAGCGCCTTGTGCGCCGAGTACGAATCCGTAGATAAGTGCATAAAATGCGCCACCGTGCTGCTGTGGAGTAGTGTGGCGATAAACTCTGCGGCTTCTTCGTCCATATCAGCCTTAAAAAAAGACCGGGTTTGCGACCCCGGTCAAAGCAGCGTCCCCACTAGAGGAGTGAGAAGAGACGCTGCCATTCTGTGTCATTTGGTACAGGTACGTCAACTGGCCACAGCCCCGCGTCCACCAAGTTTTCTACCGTCCGGCGATGCGCCAGCCACCACGCCTGCTGCCGTTCCTTACGCGACCATTTGCTGCCCTGATCGATGTCAAAATGGCACGACGCACATAACGCCGCTATCAAGTTATCGTCCGACTTTATCGACCGCCCCTTGCCGCCGCCCCAGTTCGTATGCGCTGCTTGCACAAAGTCATACGATCCGCAGAGCTGGCATTCTAGCGTAGCCACCAACCTCAATAGCTTCGGGCTGCGCACATATTGGCGCTTTGGGATGCTAATCGTCATTTGGACTTGTACTCAGGACTATGCCGCGCCTCGAGTTCCCGCAGGTCGTTGGCTGCGTCCGATACGCCGTGCCAGTCCTCTAGCGCGATACAGACGTAAAGATATTCAAGCAAAACCCGCTTCTGGGTCTTAAAGTCGCTGTAATCGGTCATTGTCTTTCTCGTAATTTTTGTAAATGCTGCTTGATCTGCGCTCAATGCAAGCTAGGCAAACCCACCGTTTCGTGTTCCTGAACACCCGCATCACGCCTGTCGCCTCGTCGCGGTGCGCCTGGCAGCTTGTGCAAAATCGGCGCTTTGGTTCAGCTTGCATTCTTCTCCTTTAGCTTGACTTCAATAGCTATTGCGTAGTCTGGTGACGCCACATCGTAGTTGTCCATCAGTTCTTCTCGTTCCGCATCCGTCAGTCCTTGCCAATCGCGCTGTGGTGGTACGGTGTAGGAATGAATGCGCTAGTGTGTTATGTCGGCGTATTCTGGGTTAATGAACTTTTCACCTGTGCCACTCCCTTCCCACCATAAATTACCATCAAACTGCGGAAACACGCCGCGCAATATAGACCCATCCGCCATGAGAATATCTAAGGGTTTTGTTTTTGGGTACTTATGCTCAATTGGCATCCACGCCACCGGCCCCGGTTCGAATACATTTTGCCGTTCGCATCCCGACTTTTTACAAAAACCGCCGCAGCTTGAACATTGACTATCCATGATTTTTTTCTTTCAACTTGACTTCTTGTGCAACCAAATTCACTAACGCACGGATCATGTTTCCATTTGGACTACTGAATGCTGGTGTGCCAGAGGCTTCCCAAACAATTCGCTGTAGCCGAGCTGCTTCATCAAACGTAAATGTGTGATTTTGTATTTTTGCCTTTTCGCAAATAGGTTCGTATCCTTGATCTGTATAAGTCATATCAATCCTTTCCAGAGCCTGATACATACGGTATGCCCAACGCAAGTCGCTCTTTAATCTGCCAATCAAGTTCAGTCAGCAACTCTTCCGTCGTGTCGCCGTGGCCTGTGGCGTAGCCTTGCTGCATCATCCACTGCGCTACCTTCTCGCGCTCTGCTACTGCGACTAGCTCGGCAAACCGTAGTTGGGCTTTTACAAAATCTGAATCACGCGAATTGCTAAAACCCCAACCAGCCTCTTGCGCCAGGCGGATAATGTCATCTGTAGTCATAAATTCCTCTGTCGAATTAAATCAGCCAGATCAGCAGGCTGCATCGCGCGGTTCGCCTCATCGCAGAGTTTGGCGCACTGCTCCCGTTCTTGCTTAATTGCCCACACAATAGCGTCGCGCACATCGCTAAACGACAGCATTGCGTACTTCAGGATTTGGTCGCCGGTCATCATAGCCGCAGCAAAAACCCTAAGACCTTCGACAAAAACGACTGCCGCCGTTGCTCAATGCCCAACAGGACGGCTTGAACAAATTGTTCCTCTGGCGTACAAAATTGCGGCCGGTACTCCCGCGCATAGAACGCCCCGATTTTGATCGGCTTTTCCTGAATAAATTGTCCATCTCGTAACATAATCACCTCCATTCAATTGAGTTATATGCAGCCCAAGCCTCAAGCCATTCTATAAACTCACTTGCTTCCTCAACGCTAAATTTTTTACTTTGCAGCCCTAACTGGACCACCCGCTGCCCGTCCAAGCTCGGCACCACCGACCCGATCCGGCGATCCGTGTCCGCAGCGAACTGGTCAATCAATAACCGCTTCCAATCCTCAACCGTCCAGCTCGACCCCGCCTGCCCCATCTGCTGCGCAATGTCGCCGATCATCGCGTGAAACTTGGCGTTCTGATCCAGCGTCCGGTTTAACGGCTTGATCTCAACGGTAAATTCCTTTCCGGCCTCTAACGCTGGCTTTAGCTTCGCCCAAAGTCGCTCCATCACGACCTTAGCCTGCGCTGGCGACCTTAATTCGATCATAATTTTTGATGCAATATTGTTGGATGCGCTTACCAATCCACGCCATGACAGGCACCGCCATGCTGTTGCCCAGCGCCTTGTACCGCGGGCCGTCAGGTGACTCTGGCTGCTTGCGCCAAGGGATGTTGGTATAGTTGTCTGGGAAGCCCTGCAATCGCTCGCATTCGACCGGAGTCAGACGGCGCACAGCCATTGATTCAATCAATACATTTTCACCACCGGAGTTGCGCCCTTGCGCAAAGGCAACGTCACTGATACAAGGGTCTTGAGTGCCATGAATAATTGTTGGCTGCGCCACGCCTTGCAGGCTAGTGGTGTCCAGCGTGTACATCGTGCCGTCATCCTTCCAGCCTGCGCCGTTCTGATTTTTATCGCGGCTGCTTGTGTCGGCCAATGCTATCGGTTGTGCTGGCACAAACATCGGGCAACCAGCGTTGACATGCTGATCTTCTAATCCCTGTTTATCACCAAAATGAGCATCAAGCGTTCCAGTAATTTCAGCAGGCCACCGCGGAACTACTGGTTGAATCACATAAGCAGGATTTTGAGTTTCCCCAGCTGCGCCGGTATTTCTAGTGATTGAGCTACTAATAATGTCATATTTGATGCTTCCGATGGCTGGCGTCGAATACGTCCTTACGCACTCCTCGTGGTTGTTGCGACTGATTCCAAAGCGCGCTGCAATGGTTCCGGCAACTTCTTGCCCCGTTTCTCTGCTCGGCGCAGTATCCCGGCGCAGGCTTTCTGGCTCAAAAAGAACCTCGGCGGCAGGTCGCCAATCTCCAAGGTATCCGACAACGAACACACGGCGGCGGCGCTGGGCCACTCCAAAGTACTGAGCGTCAAGCACTCGGTATGCGAACCCATACCTGAGTTCTGCCAGCGCCCCAAGGAAGGAACCAAAGTCCCGCCCACCGTTTGAACTGAGGACACCCGGCACGTTTTCCCATACGCACCACTTGGGTCTAAAGTGGTCAAGAATCCCGCAATAGACAAGGGCAAGGTTGCCCCTTGGGTCTGCGAGTCCTTTGCGAAGTCCGGCGACGGAAAAAGATTGGCAAGGGGTTCCACCGACCAAAAGGTCAATTGCTCCAAGATTCCACTCCTTGTAGTTGGTCATATCGCCAAAGTTTTTAACAGTTGGGTAATGATGCGCCAGCACAGCCAAAGGAAACGACTCAATCTCTGCAAATCCTGCTGGCTCCCAACCAAGTGGGTGCCACGCAACCGTTGCAGCTTCAATCCCTGAACATACCGATAGGTATCTCATAATTTCAATAATTTCAGCGCGTCATCCACTGTTTCAACCACCGCGACCGGCACACCCTGCCAGTTCCGATGCCAGATAACCTGCGCTGGCGTTAGCTTACGTTCGCTCGGCGGCGCTTTGTGATTTTTGACCTCGACCAGAAATGTCTGTTTCCTGAATCCCACCAATAAATCCGGCACCCCCGCGCCCACCGCAGCCAAGCTCTGAACCGTCGCGCCAGCCTTTCGAAGTGCTTGGACAATCTCATCGTGGTTTTGATCTGTTCTTGCTGCTCTGCGCATTCATGTCATCTATCAAGGTTTCCAACGCTGGCCGACCGCGCTTGTAAGCAATGTCGCCCTTTATTTTTTCCCACCACTTTGCCGTTTCTTTCGCGCCGTGCTGCTTGCGGTGTGCCTTGTACAGTCTGATCCATTCCCGCGCCTCGCATTCCCGCCGCCATGCCTCAGAACTGGTGTCAATCATCTAAAAATGCAGCCAGCACCGCGACCAGCAACGCAACCAGCCCCACGCCGATCAGCGTACCGGCTCCCAGCAAAAACAAACTAGCGACTAGCGATGTGGTCATTAGCCTGCTCAATCATCAGCCGGATTTGCGCCACCGGCAGGTTGTATTTCTCGTGCATCGTCAGAATATGTTCTGCTGAAATTGGCTGCGTACCATGCCGCCACTTTGAAATCATGCTGGCAGCGCAACCAAGCTCACGCGCCAGCTCACGATCATTGACCAAATTCAACTGGTCGCGCAGGTAATCCAGCAACGGATGTTCGATATTAGGTTTTCGCATTCAACGCCTCTTTCGCAAACTTAATTTGGATCGGCAGCAGGCTTTTGTCACCCGCCTCATGCCGCGCCATTATTTTTTTCGCCCACCGCTTATGATCGACTCCAGTAGATTCTGCCTTGAAATCTTGCAACTGTGCAAGATATTTTTCAGCAACATTCGCAGCGGCTTTTTCGACCGGAATTGCCAGCGCAGGCTTCGGTATTTCAGCCCATTCCTTTTTTGCTAACTCATCCTCTAGCGCAACCGTCCACCGCGCCTGAATTTGTGGATAAGTTGAGTTTTTCATATCAAACGCGCCAATTCGCGTTGTAGCCCAAAAAATCGCCGGATGGCTCCATACCCCAACCTCGCCGCGATCTCGCGCCACAAGCCCGTTTAATGCCTCTACAAAGGCTTTTTGCGGGTCGATCTGGATGCGGCACAATTTGATGAACTGCGGCAGGCTCGGTGGCCATTCTTGGGTCATCAGCGCTTGTGCGCCTTTGGTCACTTCATCACGGCTTAGTTTGCCCAGCTCGTGCGCCCAAAGTGCCTTGACCTGCTCAGGGTCGGTGCCGCGCCACATATCGGCAAACTTGCTGCCATAAAGCGCTGCCATGCGTTCAAACAGTTTCTCAATCCAAGCGGTCGGTAGCGGTTCAGATGTCGATAATTGTGTGGTCATGGCTTTTCTTTCCGGTTAGTCCTTCAATGATTTCACGGCGGCTGCGGTCTTTGGCGCTTTCGTAAACTTTCGGCTGGCCTTTGATCCAATCAGCTTTCAATCCCTGGCTCCCG